GGCGCAAAGCCAAGATCAGGACCGCCAAGCGCCCGCGACGCCTCATACAAATCGTGAGCGTGCTGGGCGAGCCGGTCAGCGGCCTGCACAACTTGCGATCCCTTGCCCTGCCCGGTGTATTGTGTCCGCGCGACATAGCGGGCGTGGCTGGCGTTCTCATCAAAAGTAGGATCGGCTTGGTTGGCCGCGTCCATCAACTGCTGACCGAGCGGCTGACCCTTTTCGCGCGCAGTCAGCATCGAGCGTCCGTCAAGAAGCTGCTGGACGCGATTGCGGATATTCTGGGGCAAGGTCGCAATATAGGCTGGACCAGTCTTGGTGGGATCACCAAGCAAAGATGGGGCCTGCACTTTCGGCGTTCCGTCAGGGTTGTGGCTGGCGTTCCACGCGGCAGCCTCACGCTGGGCAGATGCAGCAGCCCGTTCCTCGGACGCCCGCTTATACGGATCGGTAGGCCCAAGCGGCACCGTCACCGGACCACCGGACTGATATTCGAGCCAAGGAGGCGTATCAGGCATTAGTTAGCCTCCAATCGCTCGCAAGTTTTGCGCGACATAAGATTGTGTTTCCGATGGTAGCGCCTGAAGCCAGTTAGGGCCGTGGGCTTGCAAGGCGGCATCCACGCGACCCGGCCCCGCGTTGTAAGCCGCCCACATCTTAGCCGTGTCGCCACCGTAGCGCTGGTGCAGCACCTTCAGATAAGCTTGCCCAACTCGGTTGAACTCTTGCGGGCTGTCGCTCCGCGCAGGAGCAATGCCAAAGCCCGGAGCGCGAGCGGTCGCGGGCATCACCTGCATTGAGTATTTGGCACCCCTAGGCGATGTTACTGGCGCGCCGCCGGGATAATAATCACGCCCACCACTTTCGGACTGCGCCGTCACCCTAGCGAAAGCCGCCCGACGCGGGCTGCGTCGGACCTCCAACCGGTTCCCAGGATGAAGGTGAGCCAGGATCACCGCCCTTGAACCGATAACCGTTCTTGACCATGCCCGGCTGTGGTGCGCCCGGTGCCACCGGCTGCGCCCTCGGGAAAAACCGCATCACCGGATTGCCCTGCTCGTCCACGCCTTGTGCTGACATCATCGGCGGGGCGACCATCGCCTGCGTTTTCTGCGTGTAGAGGGCCCTCCCGGCATCGCTCGTTGGGTCGATGCCCGCCGCCCGCATGTATTGGGTCAGTTCGTCGTCAGGATGGGCATTCTTGTAATCGAGCAGCCGGATCTGGTCGGCGACATCGACTTGGTGATGCTTCTGCCATTGCTGCTCGCCGCGATCGAATGCGGTCTGCTCCTGACGACGACGCTCCATCATCGGCGCATAGATAGGCGCGTTTCCTGACAGGCCCGCGAGCGCGTCAGCGAGAATGCCGACCCAATTGTGGCCCTCTTTAGGCGGTGCAAATGTCGGCGGAGGCGCAATGGGATTAGGCGCAGCAGGCATGGCCGGGTTAGCCCCGGTGTCCACCTGACCCATATATTGCGGGTCGTTCTGGTCGAACGGCTTGCGCTGGCCGAGCATCATCCGACTTTCTCCGGCGTGTAGTAAACCGTCTTGAAGCCGTTGATTTCCGGCCCGAGCATCCAAGCCGGAACTTCATCGGCCATGACGCCCCGATACCGGCCTTCAGGAAGCTCGACGCCCATATCGTGGCGATACGTCCATTCGTAGAGGCCGTTTCCGAGGTCAACGATGTCGGTTTTGAGCCTGCGATCTGATCCAGACGGATTGCCAGCATAAGCGGCAGCGGCAGCGGATGCGCCTTGCATCAACAGTTGGCCCCAATTCGGTGTAGAGGTCTGCGTCGTTGTCCCGTAACCGTTGGAGGCTTGGCGAATGTTCCCGTTGAGCGCCCCGACACCGATCCACGGCAGTTCAGCGGCGTTGTTGAGAAGCCCTTGCGCGCCAGCCTCAAGCCCAGATGCCTGACCGACCGCATTGATCTGGTTCTGGCGCTCCTGCGCATAATTGGCGTAGCGCGCTTGGTTCTCGGCATCGGCAATCTGCTTGGCGAGGATCGCCGCGTGCATCCCCGAGCCATAGCGCCCGGCCCCTTCGAACTGCCCGTTGACCGCGTTAGTCGTGTCAGCACGAGTAAGAGCTAGCGCCTTTTCGAGATACGGATTGCCGTTGAGATTGTCCCCGGCCAACGTTGAGTTGACGACACCCTGTGCTCCAACAATTCCCTGTTCAGCCCCCGGCGCAAGACGGCCATAGGTATCCCGCTGCATCTCTCCATATTTGTTGAGGTCGGGCTGCTGCTGGTCGAACACCTGCTGCGACTGTTTCATCCCTTGAAGGATGTAGGGCTGCGCCGGACCCCATGGCGTGTTCGAGGTCTTGGTTTTTGAACTACTAAGACCCATCGGCCAGTTCCTTCCTGACTGTAAGCTGGAACGCCTCGTAACCGTATGGCTTGAGCACTTTTGCCCAGCCCGGACGGCTTTCAACGGTCGAACCAATGCATCCTAAATCCTTGCCGTAGCGCTCAGCTTGCGGCCTCAGTATCTCGACCACTTCGCGCATATTTCCCGCCGCGATCGTGACGTGGATGTCCATCGCGCCTGTCGGATAATGCTTGATCTCGGTCAGCAGCGCAGCATTCTCTGAGCGCCAGAACTTGACCTTGCCCTCTAAAATCTGATCATCGAGCCAATCTAGCGTGTGGTATCTTTCGTCCATCACGTCCGCGAAATCGCCGCGAAACCTCAAGTAGCCAGCCCAATCCGGGATCATCACGGGATGATCTTTGCCGAGCGCCCGCCGGAAAGGATGTTGCCGCCCTCGGTCCCGCCGATTTCACCGCTCCCCACCGGCTCCTCAACCGGCACCGCATTGTCTACCGTCCCTTGTTCGGTGATGTTCTGGACCGGTGCGCCGGCGGGAACTTCAACCGGGCTTCCGAGGTAGTTCGGAAGGTTGAAGGTCGTTGCCCCATCGCCCGGACCCTCGGTTTCCCCCAGGAGGCTGAACAGCTCGTTGAATTGCGTCCTTGAAATCTCGGAACCGTCGCACAGAAGGTGGTTCTGTATCGCATTCCCATTGGGGCGGAGTTTCAAATCTCCAACCGTCAGATGTCCCCCGGACTGAGCCTTGAAAGTGTTGGAGATCCGCCGGTTATATTCGGCCTGGTCGAAAGCCCGTGTTGGTATGGCAACGTCGGCAGTCGATTTGGTGCACACAAACACGAAAATGTCGCTCATTGGATTGCGCCGGGCACCACGTCAGGGGTCAGGCCCTGGGCATAAGTCCAAACGGTCCCCGCCGCGTAACCGAGCGAAAAGCGTGAATAACGACCCCGCTCTCTGACCGGCATGTCGCCATTGGGGCGGAGCGACGAATAGGCGTTGTAAGCAATCGCGTCCCCAAGCCGTTCGCGCGAGGAAATCGAGAGCGTAATCCCAGAGATTGCGTCGGTATCTGGTCTAACCACCTTCAGATGCGATTCCCGGCCCCTTACAAGCTCGAAATCCGGCAGCGTGAGGGTTGCGGCCATCGGGGTTCCAGTCAGCGTTCCCAGGGCTCTTGTGGCGTCGATCACATAGAAAGCCGGATCGCCCCCCATATACTGTGCAGAGTCCATCGACGGCAGCCCGGCATAATCCAGATTATCGTCATTCACCCCAATGTCAGGATCTTGCTCATCAATGGACAGTGAGCGCGTCACCCCTGAAAACACGATCTGCGCGGCCAGGTCGATTACCGACCAGCGATCGAGTAACCAGTGGTAGTTGAATATCCGGTCGCCCATCGACCAGCAGAACACCTGATTTTTTACATCGACAGCAGCCGACATGCTTTCCCACGCCGAGCGGCTGTAGGAACTCAAAAAGAACCGGTCGATCCGCTCCGACCCAATCGGTTTCAGCTCGGCTCCGGTCCACATCATGAACCCATTATCGGAGAGGAAACAACCGATTTGCCCGTGCTGGACTACGGAATGAGGTGAGACACAGCCAAAGTTGGTCGAAATCTCGTTGATGACGAAGATTTCATTGCCCCCAACATATTCCATGCGGGTGATCCGGTTTCTCTGGAGGATCAGTCCGAACTCACCCCCGAACAGGCCGTTTATATCTCCCCCGGACGGCATAATGTTGTAATCCGATTGGTTCTGCCCGAACGTCCAATCCTCGGCATTGTTGATAGCTGACCAGCCGACCATGTTGGTCTGTCCGTCGAGAACCCCCCCGACTAGAAAATCCTTGACCACGGCGAGGATACGGAACGTCGGAGGACTGCCGCCCAGAACCGAGACAATCCCCGTATCGAGATCGATTTTCTGCATCGGGTTTGAATCGTTGGTTGCAATGGCAAGTCCGCCGAACTGGGCGAACCGCCATCTTCCCGAAGTCGTGTAGCCAGAAGCAATCGAGGTGAACGTCCCCGCCGTCACCCGGTAGAGATTTGAAGAGGTCCCGGCGATGACGACATTCTCGCCCCGTGACGAGGTGAAAGTTGCCCCCCCGAGAAAGTCGGCAGCGCCCGAAGGCACCGTTTGAACGAATTGTCCTACAGGACGATAACCTCTTGCGCCGGGATAGACATTCGTCGCTTCCAATAGGCCCTGATTGGCGAACGACGGCTGATCTGGAAGCCATTGGCCGAACAGCAGCGGTTTCACGTCCGCTCAAGCCTTGGAGCTAAAGGAGACGAGCCCCACCGACGATTGGAGGCATCGACCCGCATTTGATCCACCGCCTCGTCGAACAGAGTTTTAAACCCCGGAACCCGTTCGTCATTCCAGCCGTAGATATGGGCTTCCAACAAGGCCCCGTAGAGGTAGAGGTCGGGAGCCAGCGTCAGCAGCCAGTTGGTCGGGTTTCCCGCCGTTAAAGCGGGTATCCGCCTGATGTAGAGCATCGTGATCGAGGCTGCGGAATTGATGGGAGCAAAGGTTATGGCACCATCGACAATCGCATACTTTCTCGGGTCGCCGGTCAGCGTCTGGTTCCAGCTTGTGATCTCCGAACCAGAGACTTGCGAAAGCTCGAAATTGTTGCCGGTCGAAACCCCGACCATGCGCTTAAAATCGGTCGGCAGTTCGGTGTATTGGCCGGTCCCTGTAGCGGTAGAGCGGACCTCCATCTCCGGGTCATCCAAGAGACGGTTTAACTTCGCTTCCACCAGCATGATGAAGGTCGGGATTTTGGTCGTGTAGTCGGTGCGGTTCAGATACGCTTCAAGCGCCGACACGAGGTCGGGGTAGGTCATCCCCGCCGGGGGGACGATCACCGGCATTACTGGACCGTGTGCAGGCGCTTGGCCTGGCGATATTGGAACTTCTTCCGGTCAGCGATGAACCGCTTGAACTCGGCATCATACTGATTGGAATACATGAACTTTTCCCACGGGATGCCCCGTGCTTCGCAGAACTCAATGCCCACCGTGATCGGGACTTCCGCAACCAATCTTCCCAAGCCAGGGATCTCGTTCACGCCGTCAACATTGGCGCGGGCGATGGCGTCAATCGTCGGCTCAACGTCCTGCGAACGGCGAACGGCTACCTTCCCGTCATGATCGACGGCAAACGTCTCGGTCACGTCCTGCGCCGTGTCGGTGTGGACGATTTTGCTCACAGCCCCCTCCGCAACTTTTGGCTAAAGCGATTAGCAGCGCGAACTTCGCCTTGCGGATCATGCCGAAACTTCCTCTGGGGGTCGGGCCTGCCCAACGCGCGGCTGCGGGCCAACTGACGGGCGGCTCTCCATATCTTCCGCGCCCACCAAAGACGGGCCTTCTTGTTGCTGATGTGATTGGTATCGTTCCACCATCCAACGCTTTTTAAGACAGCGTATTTGCTCATGGACATCTCCCAAGAAAAAGGGGCCAGCGTTTTCGCGCCAGCCCCTTCAGTTGTTCGAGCGGTTAAGCTCAGGTCAGGTCCGCGACGACCGCGCTGGATGCTTCCTGCCTTGCGATCAGCGTGTATTCCTGCAGGATCACGCCCTTTTCCGCGTCGCCGGTCTTGGCGAGGTCGATCGCCTGGAACGGCCGCAAATTGCCAACCGCCCAATATTCCGGATCGAGGACGAAAATCTCCCGATCCGCAGTCGTCTGCGCGCCACGCATGAAGCGGTCGAGAACCATCTTCACCGTGCCGAAGTCACCCTCGTAAACCTGAATGGTCGCGGAGAGCTTCTTGTCCTCCACCGAATAGAACTTGGTCGCGCCACCGGTGAAGGTGGAGATGACCGCGCGCTGTTTCGGCCCGCACAGGATCAGAGTCGGTTTTCCGCCCTGAACCCATGAGGTCTGCATTCCCGCCACCATGAGCGCTTCCGTAAGCGCACGCTGAGTGCCATCGGTAGCCGCCGCCGACGTGGTTCCGTTGGCGCCGCCGGCACCTCGGGAAGCATTGGTCGTGATCCAGCCACACAACGGACGAAGCTGGGGAGCGGTGGTCGAGTTACCAGTTACAGGAGCCTGGTTGGACAGGAGAACAAACTCGCAATCCCGCTTCAGCTCGGCCCGCTTGTTGGCCATTTGACGGACAAGTTCCGAATTGCGCCCGGCCTTGTCCACGGCTTCCTGCGTGCCCGAAATGATGACTTCCTTACGCGAGATTTGCGTCCGGTTGTTCACGCGGGTGGTCAGGATCGCAGAACCGAAGGTAACGTCATCGCCCTGAAGCTGAGCATTCGCCGCAGCGGCGTTGAGCACTTCGGTCTGCCATTCGGTCAGGGTTGCACTGATTTTGACCGAATCCGTCATCGTCTGGAACGGGATATCGACGGGAGAGATGTTGAAGATCTTGTCGAGCAAGTCCTCCCGGTTGCCGACCGCAGAAAAGGTCAGCAGAGTGTTGGTGAGAATGGCCATGTGCCTATTCCTCTTTGAGCAGTTCGTTGACTACGAAATCGACGCGCTGGTCACGGTTTGCACCGGACTTGAGACGCGTCGCCGAGGCGCGCGAGGAATCAGAAGCATCCGAGGTCAGTGGCTTGACCTGAGATTTAGGAACGACCTTCTTTGCAGGCAGACCTTTCTTGGCCCTTTGCAGCGACCGCCATTTGCGGGCATCGTCGGCTAACAACAAAACACGGTCATCGACCGCATCGTTGATCTCCTCGGGCGTGAACCCGGCTTCCCGCAAGAACCCGATGTTATCCGCAGCGAACTTGGAGAATTTCTCCTCCGTCGCAAGCTCCGGCAACACTTCGATGATCTTGTTCGCTGCGAGGTTCAGGCGTTGCTCGCGCTCGGCCTGTTCCACGGTCTTGGCTTGTTCTGCCCGTTCGCCTTCGATGCGCTCGACTTCAGCCCGGTGTTCCTTGATCAAGCCCAACCGCTGATTAACGGCATCGTTGTATTCAACGAACGTCGCGGGGTCCTCGCGCTTGAGTCGGTCCCAATCAATCTGACGGGCCTCGGCAAGCACAGGATCGAGCGCTTCAAAGGTGTCGATTCTTTGCTTCAGTTCATTCGCATACTGACGCTGAACGTCCACTTCGACCGTCGCTTTCGCGGTGTCCAAAGCGCGCCGTTCATCGGCCAGTGCCATCGTCTTGGCTTTGTAATCCTCGGTTCGACTGTAGCCCTTCTGAAGCTCAGACAGCGGCACCTCGATTTCCTCGCCATTGACCTTTACTTTGTAGATCGGGTCGTCGGCGGGTGGGGCTTCGTCCTCGTCGTCTGGGGGAGTTTCCTCGGGGTCCTCTTCCGATTCGATGGGATCGGTCGCGCTTTCCTCGGGTTTCGGGGCCTTCTCAGGTTGGCCGTCTGCCTCGGTTTCCTTGACCAGTTCCTCCGCGACTTCATCAGCCGCATCGGGCGGGGGAGTGCCGCTGGCGATTTCAGAAATTACTTCTTCCATCGACGCGGACGCATCAACGGGTCCCGCGAGCGGGGTCGCCGTAGAATCTTGCATGTAATTATTCCTTGGTTAGAGGCTTAAAAACCTCGCCGCTGCCGGAATGCGGCGCGGCGTTGATCGATCTGCGCCTGCCACTCTTCCGGCGTCATCCCGGCCTGAGTGCGGCGGTTTTCCATGCCCGATATCAGTGATCGGCCGAGAATGGCCACGAACGGGTTCTGGCTGTGTGCGAAGTTCTGCAAATGCGGATACTGACCCGGCTGAACTTGGGGCGGCTGCGCCGTCAGTGGTAACGGGCTGTGCTGCTGTGGCGTGAGTGGGCTGCCAACCGGGATCGGCGCGGCCTGGCCTTCTGGCAATCCCTGCTGGCCCTGATTGAACCATCCCTGCGCGATTTGCGACGCAGGGCGTCCGTCCGAAGAATTGCGTGAACCGGAAAGTCCCATCATCCTGCTCCCGGTGGTCTCAGGGCACGATTGGCTGCCACAAGCCCGTTATCGACAACACTTTTCAGCACTTCGCGAACGCGGCGGGCAGCCTTCAATGCGTGATATGCCATTTCCCGGTTTTCATGGTCGCCCATGCCGGTCGATGCCCACGCGGTAATCGCGGCAGTTTCGATGCTGTCCAGAACCTCAACCAGCAGGGGCTCGGCAAGCAAGCGCTTGGCTTCCTCGGCCTTGGATACGGGATCGATCGGGAGAACGGGCTCGGTCACTGGCCCATATCCGGCGGCATCATGCCCATGCCACCCTGTAAGTCAGGCTGATCACCCTGCGGAATGGGTTCGTTAACGGGCATATAAGGCGGTTCTGGCATCTCGCCGGGCTGTTCTGGCTGTTGGGGTAGCTCGGGCGGTTCCTGCTGCTCTGGCGGGCTCTGGGGGGCTTGACCGTTCATGGTTCCGTTCATCCCTCCCGCGTGCAATTCCGGCGGCGCCTGCATTCCGGCAATGAGCAGGTCTTTCTCGGCGTTGATGTGGGCGATTTCGATCTTGGTTTCGCTGTCCAGTTTCGCCTTTTCCATGTCGAGATGGGATTGGGCCGCGAACTTCTGCACTTCGGCCTCTTGCGCAGCTTGGGCTGCCGCCGCTGCGGGGTCGGGCTTATCCTGCTGCTGGCCCTCGTTTTGTGCCGGGTCATTGAAATACCGCTCGACACCTTTGAGCCCGAGGTTCTCGGTTAACCGTTTCGCGGACTCATAAACATTCTCCCACTTGACCAGCGGGCCATCCATGCCCTGCTGCGCCATTGCGATTTCCTTCTGAATATCCATCAGGTTCGTCAGGTGGGCGGCCATCTGTTCCTTGTTGCCGGTGCCCAAACCCACGGTGACGGACATGTCATAGCCCTCTTTCCACTGGGCGGTGTCCATCTCCACCCACTCGCCGCGAAGCCTGATCACCTCCTTTTTATCAAGGTGCCGGCAGACCAAACCCAGCATCTTGCTGAAGATGTCCTTGATGCCCTCGGCCAAGTGACGGGCGATCAGCTCCTGCCGCTGTTGCGAAGCGTTCTGAATGATCGAGATTCCGGTCGCCGTCTTGTTCAGACTATTGGCGTCCATGCCCTGGTTATAGCGGGTTGAACCTGTCCGCTGCTCGCGCATGGTCGCGACCTGTTCGAGCATCGCCAGAGACTGCTGGAGAACCCCTTCCCCACCAGTTGCAATCTCGCGCACCATATTCGGCGCTTTGACCCGAACCAGCCCCCCAACCGACGGATTGAGCAGATCCTCGAAATTAACCTGTCCTTCGACGACTTCCCTTTGAGGCCTATTCGCCAGATAAAGCGCGTTCAGCGTCTCCCGTAGGATCGCCGTCCCCTGCATCTGTAAATCACGAACGAGATCAAAAACCGACATGCCCACCAGCTTGTGGGGAACCGGAATCGGGGTCCAGCAACAGTAAGGATGATCGTCGGCTTCTTCATTGAGGAGAATCTCATTCCCGTTGGCCCCCATGAACACCTTGCGCCAACCTAATACTCCATCGCCCTCGTAGTCGCAGCGGATATAGCATTCGTCGATCGTGACCAGCCTTGCGAGGTCATCCTGCTGGTCGTTGTCGTCCCTGCGATCTTCATGCTCGAACCTATCGTCTGCGTCCTGATCCAGCCGGTCCCCGGACTTCAGGGCCTTCACCTTGGCTTTAGGCAATCCAAGCGCAATAAAGTCTCCAACGGGCTTGGTGGCACGGTGAGCAAAAAACCTTCCCTCGTCCAGTGAAGCCAGCCTCGTTTCGAACAGGAACTCATCGGGAGCCACAACGTAAACCCGGAACATGGGCCGCTCAACCGTATGGGAACAGCGGACTTCATAGGTCCCGTCCTCCGCTTGAACCGGGTCTCCAACTATCTCGTGATCGCTGGCTTCCAGTGCCAGGAGCTGCATCTCGTCCAGACCCTGGTAAGTCTGCAACTGCTCGTCAGAAACCGTTTCAAATACGACCTTGGCCACACCTAACCGGTAGAGCAGCCCGTCCTTGGTGAAGTCGTAAACAACCCTCACCGCGTCGTTGTGATTGGCGAACAGATAGTTGATGTATTCGGTGGCTTGCTTGGCCGGCTCCTCATCCTCCGGTCCGGTCGGTTCGAACCGGACCATCTCGTCCCCGGCGATGAACGGCTTGACCAAAGCGGGAAGCATCGATTCAATGGCTTCCAGCAGGTCACGGGAAACAACCGTCGAAAGCCCGTCACCAGAATTGCCGTAGAGCGTTAAGTTGGCCCCCCGGTAGAACTGGAGCGCTTCCCTCCGATCCTTCGAGCGCACGTCGTCAAGGTGTTTGAGCGAGGCGTCCCTGCGGCGACCGATCAGGTCACCAAGATCAGCCTCGCTCATTTTGGGCATATCAGGCGCCCAGATCCTTGATGTCGGCCTTGGCCAGCTTCTTGGTCACTTCAGCATTGGCTTCAGTTCCCAGGGTGTTGACGATGTGGCTGTCGTTGTCGGCGTTGGCGATCATCGCCGCCGCATCACGCTCGCCACCGAGGCTGTTGGCATCCGGGTCCGACGAGGGCGTAACGCCACGGATCGACACGCCATCATAGCCATGAGCGTCGAGCGCCTGCTTCACCGCGTCGTCACCTGTCTCAGCCGTGAAATAACGGACGTTCAGGCCCTTCTTCAACCCATGCCCTTCGACATCGGTGTGAAGCTGGACGCTGTATTCGATCGCTTTCTTCTTCTCGGCTTCCTCAGGCGAACCCTTGCCACCTTCCAAAGCCGACTTAGGGCCGCGCCCGCCGTCATTGGTCTTGTCGGTGCGCGCCGTCAGTTCTTCCCGACGATGAACCGCTTCCCTATCTTCGATACCGCCACGCACAACGGGCGGTCCCTTTGCTTCTGCCATGTTGAGTCCTCCTTAGACCACCCGGATTCGGGTCTTGATCGGGGCTGACCACCCCTGTTCATCCGGCGCCTCGTGCGAAATGCACATAAGCCCGAAAGCATCGGCGCCGTGTGACGCCCAATCATGTTCCGGCCCCAACCCGATCTGCCGGACCTCATCCTTGCGCTCGTGGTAGGCTCCAAGAGCATCCAGTCCTGGTTGAGTTGTCGGTTGGTTGAACCAGATGTTCGGGAACTTGCGCCGGCCAGCCTCGATCCGCTTGAGTGCCGCGCCTTTTCCCTGGTTAGGGATGACCACGACCTCGAAACCGGCCGACTTCAGCGCGCTCTCGTAAGTCACATCATAAACCGCGTCGTGCTTCACCCCGTCATGGGGCAGAACACAGACCGCTGTTCCGTAGCCCCTGTCTCTTAGCCAGTTGACATGCGTTGCAAGCGGCTGTCCGACCGCCTCATAGTAATCCAGCACCAGAATCCGGGGCCCGACGTATTGGGCGATCCAGATTGCAACTGCATCAGCTCTCGATCCCGTTCCGCCGATGTCGAAAATGGCCCGGTAGGTCATCAGCGGATCGGCACTGACTTCGGTAATGTGCCCCGCGTCTTTCGCCTCGGTCAGTTGCCGTGCGTAATATGCGCCGGCGAAGATGCTGACGTATTCACCTTCCCAGGTGTGTGAGTATTGATCGGGATAGGCCTTCAGGTCGTATTGCCGCTCGGCCTCCAGTCTCTGGGGAAAGAACGGATTGTCCTTCCAATTGGCCTCCACGACAACAGCGCCCGGTGGTTGTGTCTCACCCCTCAAAAATTCATCCACGGCATCCGTTTTCTTGCGTGGGTTCCAGCTTGCCCAAATCTCCGCATCATCTTCGCGCAGTGTCGGGCGAAGCAGGGCCAGCGACCTTGCCGAGAGAGTTTGGGCTTCCTCGATCCAGGCTCTGCGAAACCCTTCGAGCGACTTGATGCTTTCCGCGTTATAGTCGTTCATCCCCCGGAAGATGATCTGCCCACCGCCGGGCGTTCCAATGAGGTCACGCTGAACGTCGAACATGTGCCCGACACCCAGCTTTGTGATCTTG